AGCATGACGAATGATGCGATTAGTTAATATGCTAAAGCGGCACGAAGGCGTTAGAGATAAGGTCTATATGTGCTCTGCTGGGTACGAGACCATTGGCGTTGGTAGGAATATCAGTGAATCTGGTCTTGGACTTTCTGATGACGAAATAGAATATTTGCTAGTTAATGATATTAGACGCTGCCGAAAAGAGCTAACCCAAGAGTATGAATGGTTCTCAAGTTTGGACAGCGTGCGCCAAGATGCCATAATCGACTTGTCATTCAACCTTGGACAGACCAAACTTAGAACATTCGTCAAAGCTCTTGGTCACATGTCTACTGGTAATTACGAAGAAGCTGGACAAGAGTTTTACCGTAGTCGCTGGGCTGAACAGGTTGGCGACCGATCATTAGAAATTTGCCAGATGATCAGCTCTGGAGAGTATCAAAAGAGGTAAGTATGGCGCTACAACAATTTTTGTTTAGACCGGGAATAAACAAAGGAGGCACTAGCTTAACTGCAGAAGGAGGCTGGTTCGACGGTAATCTTGTTCGATTTCGTATGGGGTTTGCTGAAAAAATAGGTGGTTGGGAAAAATACCTTACTCAAACGTATTTAGGTACTGGGCGAAAACTTCACCCGTGGGTAAATTTAGACGGTACTAAGCTCTTAGCTATCGGGACTACCTATAAACTTTACATACAAGAAGGCGCTAATTACAACGATATAACACCAATTAGGAAAACTACAGCAGCGGGAGGAGCAACCTTTGCCGCGACTAATGGGTCTTCTTCTATTACGGTTACAGTATCTAGTCACGGCGCTAATGCTAACGATTTTGTTACATTTACTGATGCGGCAACTTTGGGTGGAACAATAACCGCAACAGTTTTAAATCAAGAGTATCAAATCGATACTGTGCCAACGACAAACACTTTCACAATAACTGCGAAAGATACTAACGGAGACACCGTTACGGCTAACGGAAGTGATACTGGAAACGGAGGAGGTGCTACCGTTGCAGTATTTCAAATAAACGTGGGCCTAGATGTTTTCGTAGCTGGTTCTGGTTGGGGAGCAGGAACATGGGGTAGTGGTACTTGGGGATCAACTAGTGCACTTTCAGCGTCTAATCAATTAAGACTTTGGTCAATAGATAATTTCGGAGAAGATTTAGTTGCTTGTCCTAGGGCCGGGGGTATTTATTATTGGGATAAAACTACCACTTTAAATAACCCTGCAGTAGCAATTAGTTCTTTATCTGGGTCAAATTTAGCTCCAACCGTTGGACTTCAAGTTTTAATTTCTGACGTAGACCGTCACGTTATTATACTAGGTGCAGACCCTATTTCTGACACAGGTCGAACTTCTGTTATTGACCCTTTGTTAGTTGCTTTTTCTGATCAAGAAAATATTCTTGACTGGGAACCTAAAGCTACGAATACTGCAGGATCTTTACGCTGTTCTGCTGGATCCGAAATTATTGGTGGTTTAAGAGCGAGACAAGAAACTTTAATTTGGACGGATGCTGCGTTATATAGTTTGCAGTTTATAGGACCGCCATTAACCTTCGGACTTAATCTAGTTAACGAAGGTGTGAGTTTGATTGGGCCTAATGCCTGTATTAATACTCCTGCTGGAATTTTTTGGATGGACCGTAAAGGTTTTTATAACTACTCTGGGGGTGTTCAAGTAGTTCCGTGTTTAGTCCACGATTATGTTTTTAATGATTTAAACGAGTTTCAATCTTACCAATGTTTCGCCACCTTGAATAAAGAGTTTAACGAAGTAGGTTGGTTTTATTGTAGTGGGACAGAGACAGTTATCGACAGATACGTTACCTATAACTATGTAGACCAAACTTGGGCAATTGGACAACTTTCTCGAACAGCTTGGATGGATGAAGGAATTTTCGATAACCCTATAGCGGCGGGTAAAGATAACGGGTATTCTTATTTGTATAACCATGAAGTAGGTAATGATGCAGATGGGCAACCTATGCAAAATGTCTACATACAGTCCGGGGATTTCGACTTAGGAGATGGTAACGATTTCCAGTTTATAAGAACATTTATTCCAGATGTTAAGTTTTATAACACAACAACTTCAACACCTAAATTAAACGTGGTTTTAAAAACTCGTAATTATCCCGGTCAAAGTTTAACTTCTGATCAAACTACTGCATTTGATAGTTCTACTACTAAAGTAGATATGCGAGCTAGGGGGAGGCAAGCGGTTGTTAGATTTGAATCTGACGATGACGGAACTACTGATGATCAGTTAGGGTTAGCGTTTAGAGTTGGAGCAACTAGACTTGATTTAGTAGCTAATGGTAAACGGTAATGACAATTGGACGGTTATTGCAGGGACGATTGCCGTATTCCTACGTTGGTCCGTCTGTTCCTACTTCCGTCTACAACAGAGCGATTCGATTATTAGAGATTAATTTAAACGCATTTAACCCTGTTAATACGCCAGCGTTTACTTCGGCTAATAGAGATTTATTTCAGTTTACGTCAGGCGATGTGATTTGGAATTTAACAGAAAATGTATTACAAATGTGGGATGGTTATAAATGGGTCAATATAACTACTCCAGAGCCTAACAAGGGGCTACAAGCTCAAGGCGAAATAGGGGCGGTACAAATAATTCTTGATGGTTCACTTACGGTAGAGGTTGGATAATGCCCAGAACAGCTGAAAATCCTATTAAAAAGACTACTAAGGGAAAAGGCGCTAATTACCGTCCGACCAGTAAAGGCGCTGGAATGACTGAAAAAGGCGTCAAAGAGTATCGAAAAAAGAATCCCGGTAGTAAACTAAAGACAGCCGTTACTGAAAAGAACCCCACAGGAAAACGAGCTGCACGAAAGAAATCGTATTGCGCGAGGTCAGAGGGACAGATGAAGAAGTTCCCTAAAGCAGCAAAAGACCCAGATTCGAGGCTAAGACAGGCTCGAAAACGATGGAAGTGCTAGGAAACTAATATGATTAATAGACCAAATATATCAGAACTAGTCACGTCTAAGTACGGTAGACCGTCTTCTAGTGTAGGTGTTAGCGGATTAGATAACCAAGAGGCTCGTAACGAGGCTTATCGCGCTTCTGTTGACGCCCAGTTAAAACAGTCCCCTGAATATCGGGCAGAGGGCGGTGGTTTTGGTGGTTTTTTCTCAGGGGTATATGATTATGTAACTAATCTTGATCCTGAAGCTGCTAGTGGTGAGGGGTTATTTCGTGATTTAGGTGAGGCGTTTAGTCCTACGACGATGAGACTTGCTGATAAATTAAAAGAACCTCCTACCCCTGAAACTCCTGCAATAGCTACACCGACAGCGGGTAATAGTCCAATTAAAACTACACCAATGACTCCAACCGCCCCAACAGCTCCGACTGTCCCAACGACAGAAACAGGGGAAACTGCAAAACGTCCGTTAAGTGAAAGTTTATTAATGGCGGTAAAGGAAACAATGCCTGAATTAATAAAATTTGGGACAAAAGCGGCAGTAAATAAAGCCTACGAATTTAACCCTACGACTTATGCAACATCTAGTCGATCTCGGCCTTCCCCTAAACGAACGGGAATCGGTATTAACCCGATCGCAGGAAGCGGTTTTAAGGACGGTGGGGCGCTTTTAGGTAGAGACCTATACTTAGGCGGCGGAGAAGTAACGGGGCCGGGAGGCCCTAAAGAAGACCTTGTGCCGATTTGGGCAAGTGATGATGAGTATGTTGTATCAGCAGACGCAGTAACCCGTTTAGGTGACGGTGATCACGCTAAGGGTATTGCTTCATTAGACAGAATAAACTTCGGATAAGACCATGGCAGAAGAATCCACATATAGTTATCAATATCCCGCTGAAGGGATACTTAATATGCTCTATGGTACGAGCGGCGCTCCGGGATTTTTCCCGATGTTGCAATCGTATTACAGTAATCAGCTTGAAAATATGGGTGGGGCAAATTCTAGTCCCTACACCTATACCGGAGATCGAATTGCAGGATTTGCTCCGCGAGAAGACTACGCGATGGATATGGCAGATTCGGCAGTGGGGCAATATCAGCCTTATTACGAACGTCAAAGACAACTAGCGGAACAAGGGATTAATGTCGCCCAACAAGGTTCTGAAGAAGCTGCTCGACTTTATCGGGAGATGGGTGACGCACAATACGACCCTAGTTCCTATACAGCATACGAAGATCCGTATACTGACGCAGTTACTAATAAAATTATTGAAGATCTTTCTAAAAACACTGCAATGCAGTCTCAGGGGTTATCTGCTGGTCAGGTAAGCCAAGGGGCTTTCGGTGGTTCTCGGGGACGTATTTCTCAGGAAGAATTACAGCGAACGATGACTGACCAAGCTGTCGGAGCTTTAGCCGGGGTTCGTTCCCAAGGTTATCAACAAGCACAGAACCAAGCTGGTAGTGAATTTGCTAGACAACAACAGGCTTGTGGACAACAGGCTGCGGGTATTTCTGGGTTATCTTCTGGAATGGCTAATCAATACGGAGCGGCTGGTCAAACTTACGGCGGTTTAGCTTCTGCATTACCCGGAGCAGCTCGCGAAGA